TCGACACCGCCCCCGTTTGCTGGGTGAGGACGACAAGACCATTGAATTGACCCGAGGTCGCGCCACCGCCGAAATTGTGGACGATATTGAGGGCGGGAATGCTTCTCCCGTTTATGGAGTTGATCTGCTCGGTCACGGCGATGCGGTTGAGGTCGCACCATGTATCGTTACCAGGGCCGGTCTGCGAGCATGTGCCGGTGACCGTTGCCGATGGCACGATCCACAAGCTGGAGTTGGACGGAGCCTTGGTCCCCGAGAAAGTCGTCGGCCCGGTGATTTGAAGGCCAGTCGTGATCGGACTTGTCCCCGTGAGCAGGGCCGACGAGCAGACGAAGTCGCGGATGTTGCGCGGACTGATCGAGCCCGGCGGCGCATTGTCGCTGAACGAACTGAGCAGCTGCGGCTGGGTCAATGTGGCGCAGGCGGTCTGCGCTCGCGCTGGCGTGGCGTGAACACCGAGCGCGAGCAGGAGACCGACCAGGGCAATGCGGCGCTTCATGAGCTGCTCTTCAGTCGATGGACAGGTCTTCGCTGTCGCTCGAGCCGCGCTTCGTCGCGGTCTTGACGTTCGCCGCCGTCGACAGCACGCCGCCGCCGCTGGCGTACTTCTGCCGCGTGCGTCCGCCGCGCGCCCGCTTGTCGAGCCGGCCGCCGCCCTTCTTGCCCCTGACCTTGCCGCCGCCCTTGAAGCCGCCGCTCTTGCTGGCAGCCTCCTCGAAAACCGGGTGCTTGTTCACCCGTGTCACGTTCTCGGGGCTGTCGCTCGGGGCGACGCCGCCGCCTTCTGCAAACTTCTTCACCCGGTGACGATTAGCCATAGCAATCTCCTTTCGCTTGCGTTGATCAGTCGTTCGGCGGAAGCCGACGCTCCGCGTGTTTCGCCGCCCAGGTCGTGGCCGCATCGTCGACGGCAAGAAAGTCTCTCGCCTCTTCGACGAATGTCATCCACACCGGCATTCCAGGCGGATAGGGGAAGCCCTGGTAATCGGGATCGATCCCCCTGGCGGCACAGATCGCCCGTGCTGCGGCCTCGACCCGTGGATCGCGGGCCGCGATCTTCTCGATGCTGAGCTGGACCTTAGATTTTTTCTCCGGCGGCTGCAGCCCGGCGCCGATACCGACGGCAACGGTGATCAGGCACGCAGCCAGAGGCCACCAGAATCCTGGCGGTAGACGCATTCATCCGAGGTTGGTGATCCCGGCCTGGATGCAGGTCGCCTGGGCCGACCCGCTGCCGGAGTTAAGCGTCAGACGCCATGCATAGGCAACGTTGTTCAGCGTGGCATCGGCATTAGCGGTGATCGCCGCCAGCGGCGCCTGGGCAGCAATCGGCCGAGCCACCGCCGGCCCTGTGCCCATACTGTTGTTGGGATCGTCGTAGGTGTACTCGATTGTCCCGCTGACGGTCCCATTGACGAAGACAGCGATGGAATACTGGACCTGTCCAAATTCCTTGTTCAGGCCCATCCAGGGCGAGCTGCCGACGGCGTTGGTGCCGACGGTGATGGCCGCCGTCCAGGTCACCCCGCCGTCGAGGACCTGCGTGACGCTGGCGAAGTCCTGCTGGGTCGCGATGGTGCCGCCTGCGCCCGACGGGATAGCCAGCGTCTCGCGGATCGGATTGCCGAAAACATTGGTGCCAGAGATGGTCAGCGTGCGTGCTGCTGCCTCGCTGCCATAGGTGACCAGGACCCGCCGTGCCACGTCCGGCTGGCCGCTCAGCGTGAGCGGCGTGCCGGCCTGCGGGATCTGGGAGGCGCAGATCAGTGTCGCGTTGGCCGCCGCCAATGGGCCGACGGTGACGACCTGTTGACGTGCCATGACGGCCTCCGCTCAGTTGGTGAAGTTAGGAACGCCGAACAGGCCGGCGTAAACGCCGACTGCGTTGGGCGCGAGATTCCACGGCATGATGCCGATGGACACCACGAGCTTGTTCGTCCCGTTCGAAGCGGACTGCAGTGCATAGGTGCCCCGAACATCGCCCGTCGTACCGGTTGCCGGGCTGGTCGCATCAGCGGCCAGGAAGCCGGTGGCCGCGCTGACCAGAGCTGGCGGCGGCGCGCCGTACCAGATCTGGATGTTCTCGAAATTATCGACCCGGAGCGGCAGGCCGATGACGTCGCCTGTGCCGACCGAGATGGTGTTGCCCGAGAGCGTGCCCGAGGGCGTCGCGCTCAGGATGTATTTGAATGCTTTCTTGCCGGCATAGACAGCGGCCGTACCGAGGGCAATCGCCTCGCTCATCGGCTCGCCGTAGATCGAGAACCCACGCACGGTCAAGGTTCCACCCGTGTCATTGCCCGCGCAGGTGGCGCGGACGTTGCGGGCAATCGCGGTGCGCGGGTCGTAGCACTGCACCGTCGCATCGGTGCCATAGGCGATGACAGCCATGGCACTGTCGATAGCCAGCACCGTCGCCTGGGCCCCGGTGGTGAGGTTCGTCACCTTGGCCCCGACCGTGATGCCGGCACCGCTGGTCGTAACCAGTGGCAACGGCGTCCCAGCAACCGCCGCCGTGGCCGGTGCGATATTGGCAGCGGCCAGCGCCGACGGCACCTGGGAGATGACGGTGAAAGTGTTGTCGCTCCAGCACGGGATGTCGCCAGTGACGTCCTGGCCCGGCTGGTAACTGCCTCGTGGATCGAGCATCGAACCGCCGCCCCACATCGGCGAGATCCCGAGCGAGGGATTGTAGTCGCCGCTGGCCTGCCCGAAGACGACCAGCGGACCTTGCATGTGTTTGACGGTCACTGGTGCCTCCTATGCGGTCGGGAAAGTGCCCCAGATGGCTCGAGGATTGTACCAGCCGAAGCTGTAACGCTCGTAGCCGGTGCAGAGCAGGTTCTGGGAAACAAAGTCTACCTGCAGGTCTGTTTCGAACGGCAGGCGCTGCAGGAAGAGAAGCCCGCGAATGCTGGTCTTAATGAACCACGCGTAGGGGCTCGTTAGAAAGTCTAGGATTTCGTACCCATCCGGCAGACCGCCGGTCGCGATCAACGCGTTGACGTCATTGTCTGACGTTCCGGGGCGCAGCTCGGTCTTGGTCAACCGAGCGGCGACGTACTCGAGCTGCAGCGGCACCAGCAAGCGCCGGCCACGGGCGAAGACCTTGAGGTTCGCCTGATCGCGGAACTGCCGGATCTGCATGAGCCCGTTGTAGATGGCCGTCTCGGAGAGATCGACCTCGACGGTCGGCCGGTTGGCGTAGGTCGCGCCGTCGATGGGATGCACCGTCGAGCACAGCGGCTGCTGATCGCCGCCGACATTGACGTTGAGCACGTTCGCCGTGTTCAAGACCGTCATGCCGACGATCTCTTTCGTCTGCTTGAAGGCCTCCGTCAACCCGAGGTTCTGCGGGTTGAACTGCTCCTTATACAAGTTGTCGTCGATGGCTTTTCTAGTAATCGCGTAGCCCAGGCCCAGCTCGATGTGCTCCTGATTGTAGACGAATCGCTCACCGGCCGCGTTATCGAACGACGTTGCACCGCCTTCGTTCTTGATGACGGCGAGGCCCATGTAGCGATTCTCGAGCGTACGCTCCACGGCCATCTTGCTGGTTCCAGCGTCGAACACCTTCGACCACTGGGTTGGGATCTGCTGGTAGCGGCCTTCGATACCGCGCAGGCCGGGAAACAGCTGGTCCTTAATGCTGGCAAGATTGATTGTCATGGCTGCTGTCCCCCTTAGACGCCAAGCGCAGCGGAGAGCTGCGGGCCGTTGAGGACCACTTCGATGGTGTTGAACACCGTCGTGTTGTCGTTGCCGATCTTCTGGCCGAGGCCCCAGACGCGCAGCGGCAGGGTCGCGGTCGTGTTGATCAGCGACTGATCGACATAGAGGGTGGACAGGCCGGCTGCAGTCGGCGCGGCCTGCTGGGCAATCTGGATGTTGTTGCCCACAGCACCCTGGCCGACGGGGTTGACGGTGCCAGACTGCACCTCAAAGACGAGGTGCTGATCCTCGCCGATGATGTAGCAAGTGACCACGGTGGTCGCCGGCAGGCCGGCGGGCGCCAGCCATGCGTTCGACCACGTCTTCTTGTTCTGGACCGGGTCGTAGTACTCGCACCCATCGAAGACACCGAAGGGCGCGGTCGTGCCCGGCGCGAGGATGTCGATGAAGCCGCTCGCGAGCAGCCTCACAAGGTCGCCGCGCGCGATCTTGTTGCTGTTGTTGTAGGCGATCTGCTGGGCGTTCGTCGCGTAATTCGGGGCGCTGCCGTCCATGCGACGAAGCGCCCTGAGTCCGAACGGCCCTTGCACATTGGGCATGGTTCGAGTCTCCACGCAGGAGCGCGGGTGTCCGTCGCGGGCGCCGCGAAAGTCCTTCGCGTAGTCTTGGGGGATGGTCAGCGGGCGCCGCTGACCGGCGGGACTTCAGCTGTCGACAGGAATGTCGACGGCTTCGTAATTCCGGCGTGCCTGAGTCACCCGGCGCGGGAGCATCTCATGCGCGCTCATCTTGAACTTGGCGGTCTGGTCCTTGACCGGCTGCACGGCCATGTTCCAGTCGTGCAGGCGGGCATCCTGGGTCAGCTCCTTGGGCCGCTCCATCAACACCAGCCCCTTGTGGATGCCGGGCAGATCGCCGTTGCTGACACGGCCGAAGAACTCGGGATGACGGGCCGCCGGCACGATAAGCCAGCCATAGCGCGTCATGTCGTACTGGTACTTGTCGTCGGGCTTCCCGAAGACGTCCTCGATCCGCTTCCACTCGTAGCTCATGCCCTCGGGGATGCGCTGGGGATCGATATAGAGGCCATCGTGCTCGGCCTCTTCGCGATAACGCGCGATCTGCTCGCGCTGCCCAGGCTTGAGCCGCGATACGGTTACGGGGCCGTTGGGGCCATTGCGCCGGGGGGCCGGTGCGCCGCCCAGGCCCTGGTCGGTGTCAGTCATCGTTCCTCCTAGTGACCGGTGCCGATCTTGCCGATGCTCTTCAGATATTTCTTGTGGTCGGAATAGAGCCTTCGCGCGATGCGCGGGTCCTTGGCCCACTCGTCGGGATAGCTGAGCTGGGCGATCTCCAGCTCGGCCGGCGTCAGATAGGCATCGCCGGTCCCGCTATGGCCGCTCTCGGCATAGCTCTCGCCGCTGTTGGCCGCGCCACGCGAGGGCCGCGCCGCCGAGCTGGTGGCGTCGCCGCGTTCGGGGCGGCGGTCGGGACGGCGCTCGCGGTCGAACCCTCGGTTGTCGCGCTCGATATCGGCCGGGGTGATGTCGCCGGAGATGTCGGCCTGCTGGCGAGCGCTCGGCCGGCGCTGCTCACTATCTGGCTCCTCCTCGGGATCCACATCGCTCAGACCGAGCTTGTACTCGATGAAGGCGAAATATTTCGCGCTATCGACCTCGATCTTCTTCGCCTTGGCAAGGTTGTGATAGCCAACCGTCTCGTTGAAGAAGCTCTCGTCGGTGAGGAACTGGGGATGGCGCTTTACCCAATCCTTCGATGTCGCGCTCATGTTCCTGATCCGGGGATCCTCGGTCGGATCGACCTGGAGCTGGGGCTGCGGGCCGCCCTGGCGCTCGATGGCATCGATCTGCTCCTTGGAATTGCGCAGGCCCTCGAGCCGGGTTTCCAGGCGGGCGATGTCGCGGGTGATCTTGGCGGACGCCTCGCTATTGCCGGCCCGCATCGCAGCGGCCAGCTCGGCCTCAAACCCGCTGATGGCCGTCTCGTGCGCGTGGATCGAGCTTTCCACCGCGCTCTTCTGGGCCATGAAGCGCCCCTGGCTCTCGGCTCGGATTTGCTGCTCGCCACGCAGCCGGCCATCGCGTTCGGCGCGACGCGCGCTCTCGCTATCGCTCAGTCGACGCTTGGTTTCATCGAGCTGCCGCTTGAGCAGGCCGATGTCGTCGTCGGAGTCCGGCGCGGACCCGTTAGCTTCCGGCATTCGAGATCTCCTTGTTGGGGTCAGACAGCACGGTCCGCAGCAGACCGCGCATGACGCTGCCGATGTAGTCGCGGTTCTGGAGCAGAGCCTCGCCCGTGAAGGCAGCGACATCGTCGATGCGCGCCAGCTCGCTCTCGGCTTCGGCCTTCAGCTTGGTGTCAGCCTCGAAGCGCGTGCGGATGATGGCGGCGATGTCGCGGACGTCGTCGGCTCGATTGTCGAGGCGGGCCCGGTGCAGATAGCCGAGCCACATCTGCAGATACGGGGTCAATAGGCGATGTCCGGGCGCTTCAGGATGGCGCGCACGTTGCGGTCGATGACGAGGCGCATCGGCTGCTTGCCCAGCAAAAACTGAAAGCTGTCACCGACGCGGATCAGGATCCAGTCGTGGAGCTTCGGCTTGGGCTGGAAGTCGACCACACCCTCATCAGGATCGACATAGCCGAAGGGTTCGAACGCCATCGGCCCGAACTTCAGGACCATCTGCACCTTGCCCTGATAGCGGTCCTCGCCGCGCGCGGTGTTCACGCCATCAGGCAGCAAGAGCCCGCCCTGGGTCTTCTCCGGCCTGAGATAAGTGCCGACCAGGATCTGGCGGCCGATGGGCTCGACGTCGTCGATGAAGGGTGCGACCTCGTCGAGGATCGCCTGCTTCGGATCGACGAGGTGCTCCATCAGTACCGCCTGAGAGGCGACTGGCATTTAGATCTCCTTGTTTGAGGCGTAGGCCTGGGTGGCCGCGTCTTCGGCCAGCTCGCGGACCAGGATCAGGGCGGTGTGAAAGCCGGACCAGTATTTATATTCGGCGAAGTCGCTGGCCTGCCCGCTGAGCAGCTTGTACTCGGCGCTGCGCCGCTCTTCGTCGATCTTGGATCCGAGGTGGCGCCAGAGACGAGAGGAGGCGAGCAGTTCACTCGTCGCGACGTTCATCCTCGGGCCGGCGGACGATGCTTGAATACTTGCCCTTGATGTGGCCGTGGAAGTAAGCGCCGACCGAGCTGGCGCCAATCAGGTCGCGGTGGACCTCGGGCGGCACGTTGTCGTAGGCATGGAGCGCCACCGGGTTGCCCTTGAAGCGCACGTAGAGCGTGCGCGTCTCGGCGTCGTAGCCGACCTCCTTGAGGTTCGAACTGACCACTGGGTGGAGTCGCGGCCCTTCGCTCACATGCCGTGCTTCTTGTAGTACTTGGTCTGCGCCAGCCGACCCTCACCACTCGAGGCCGAGCCCGGCATCGCCTTGGTCAGGTCGACCCCAGGCGCACGTCCACCACTGGCACGAGTTCGCCCGCCGCGATACGCCATAGGTGCGGTCGGCGGCGCGGGCGGGGCACCCATGCCGCCCATGCCTGTGCCTGGAGGCAGCGGCGGTGGCGCTCCCATGCCTGCAGGCATGGCGGCTCCCATGCCCGACATCGCCCCGCCTGGAGGCGGTGGCGGCGGCACACCCATGGCCCCCATACCTGGAGGCGGCAATGGCGGCGCCATGCCGGCCGTCGCTGGCGAAGCAGCCCCCATGCCCGACATCGCTGCTGCGCCCGGAGGCGGCAGGCGCGGCGGTGCTCCCATGCCCATTCCACCCATCCCTGGGGGCCGCGCTCCTGGTATGCCCATGCCACCCATCGGACCTCTCGGCCCTGCTGCACCCGGCACGCCCATGCCACCCGCCCCACCCATGCCACCCGCCCCACCGGGCGGCCCGGCCGCCCCAGCCGCACCGAAGGCTGCCATCTGCGCCGGGTTCATGCCTGCCGGCGGCGGCACGCCACCAGGGCCAAACCCTGAAGGGGTCATGCCGGGCCCGCCGGGGCCACCAGGACCCGCCGACCCCGGCGGCGGCCCACCCGCAGGAATGCCGGCCATTCCGCCGATAGTGCCCGGAGTCGCCCCGGCGAAGCGCCCGGTACCTCCCGTCGGGAGTCCCGTTCCACCCGGCCCACCCATCTGGAGCTTCCTCGGGGCCCGGCCGCCCGTGAAGCGGCCGAGGGAATCCCTGGCCCGGCCGCCGCGAGCGCTCTGCGGCACGTCTTCATCGTCTTTCGGTGCCAGGATGGGATATAGATCCTTCTGATACTGCTGCGGTGTCTTCCCGCCCTGGGAGGGGGGCGTGCGAAGGCTCCAGGCGTGGCTGGCAACGCCCGTCCGGGCAGCCTGCTTCATCTGCGCCACATCTTCCTGGCGCTCAGAATCAGCCGCACCACCACCAGCGCGACGCTCGGCGCGACCGCCGCGCTTCATCCCAGGCGGGCGCCCAGGCATCGGGGGTCCACCGGGCATCCCAGGCGGCCCGCCAGGACCACCTGGAGGCATCCCAGGCGGTGGCCCACCCGGACCCGCGCCCATGCCGGGAGGGGGCATGGGTGGACGCGGCGGGGGCATCGGTGGCGGGCCGCCAGCGCCAGCCATCGGCGGCGCGGGTGGCCTGGGGCTCGGGGTGCCGATAACGATGTGGATGTTGTGGCCGCCCTTGCCCTTCTTTCCCTTCGTCCGGCCGCCCTCGGCGAAAGCATTGTCGTCGTACTTGTTGCGAAACTCGTTGTCGTCGCTGAGCTTCATCCGGTTGAATGACCGGCTTTTGGCCCCAGTCGACAGGGCACCACCGCGAGCGCGTTTGTCCAGCCGCCCCCCATTGCGCTTGCCCTCGACGACCGAGCCGCCGGCCTTCTTCAGCGGCGTCTTCTTCGAGCCGGGGTGGAGGAAGCTCTCGTGCTTGTGCACGCCTTCCTTGACGTCGCCAACGCACCCGCCGGCCTTGTAGCCGGCCTTCACCAGGAAGCTGCGCGCCTTCTTGCGGCCGGCGCCCTCGAGTCTATTTGCCATCATGTCCTCCTGCGTTATCCTGCGCGACGACGGGGCTAGGCCCATCGAGAGGTGGGATCCCGAAACCGGTTGCAACCCCTACGACTCAACCCTGCCCCGTCGACCCTGGCGGTTGCGTCGCGACCGCCCTCAGCCGGTCGTTCATCAGGGATTGCTTGTCGACAGCGCGTTGCTGCCGCGAGTCCTCGGCCTGCTGCGCCAACCCGGCCTGATCGACAGTGTGCTGCCGTTGCGCCGTGCGCTCCTGCTGGGCGAGCCCGGCCTGATCGAGGTCGTGCTGGAGCTGCGAGCTATGCGCCTCCTGGGCGAGCCCGGCCTGATCGACACTGTGCTGGCGCTGCGCCGTGCGCTCCTGCTGTTGCAGTCCGGCATGCCCGAGGGCGTGCTCGCGCTGCGATTCCTGCTCCTGCTGGGCGAGCCCGGCGTGATCGAGCTGCAGCCCGGCATGATCCATGGCCATGTCGTGGCGCTGCTTCTCGGCATCGAGGCCCAGACGCTGACCCTCCTGCGCCTCCTGACCACGGTGCTGCAGGCGCGCCGTCTGCTCCTTCATCGACTGGATCCGCTCCTGCGATTGCCGGTCGAGATGCCGCTGCGCGCCTTCGGCCTGCTGCTCGCGCAGTTTGTTGGTGGCACCCATCTGCTCCTGCAGCAGGTCGGTCTGATCCTCCTTGGCCCGCATCTGGGCCTCGATGGTCTTGGTCTGCTGCCGGAGCTGCTCGGCCTGGACCTTGGGATCGGGCGGCGGCGGACCACCCTGCCCGAGTGCCGCCTGCTTGGCCGGCGTCATCAGGATCTCGTCGGGGTTGGTGACATTGATCATCATCAGCAGCCGCTTGGCGGTCGCCTGGATGTCGAACACCGACGGGCCGCCGAGCTGGGCGAGCTGGGTCAGCGCCGTCGCCAACATGATCCGGTGGATCTGCGACGGCACGTTCGGGTCCGATGCCGGGACGAGGTTCAGGTTCATGAACTCGTCCGGCACCATCCACTGCTTAGCCGGCTCCTTGTTGCGGCCGAAGAACTTCCACAGCATGGTCGGGTCTTCGGCGAACAACTCCCTGAGGCACGCCAGCTCCTCGGCCTGGGCCCGGTGCAGGCGCTTGTGCACCGACAGCATGACCTGGGTCTGCTGCTCGATCTGGCTCATGATCGTGCCGACCGGAATGTTCGTCCGGCCCTCGCCCGTCTCGAGCTGGGCCGCGATGCCGACCGACTTGACGCTCTGCTCGATGGCCTGGGCGAGCTGGAAGAGCACCGTCGAGGGCTCTTTGTAGGGCAGGGGCGCAAAGGCCTTCTGGATGTCCTGCTGCGGCCCGGTGTTGATGGTCAGGAACTCGCCGGGGTTCGGGCGCAGGATGTTGGTCTTCATCCTGGCGCCCTCGATCATCACGCCGCCGGGGAAGTTCGAGAACATGCCGGCGTCGACCAGGATCCGCCAGATCGCGGTCAGCGTCTTGGTCTGGTTGCCCATCAGATGCAAGAAGCCGTGGTCGTAGAATCCGAAACCGGGGACCAAGCCGAACTTCACGAAATGCTTCTTGCGCCGGAACAGCTCGTCGCCCTTCGACCAGTCACGGCGGATCTCGAGCACCTGCCGCGATTCCTTGTCCAGGGTCACGCGATAGGGAATCGGCAAGCCCCTCGGCTGCCCCTTCTCGCCGCTCATGCCGTGCTCGCGCAGGTCCAGCTCGGTGTAGCACTCCCAGATGATGCGCCGGGCATCCTGGATGCGCGGCGTCATCGGGTTGATGCCGGTGACCTCGGCCTCCTTCATGTCCGAAGGCGTCGGCAGCGAAGGCGGCAGAGTCAGCGGCACATCGCGCCACAGCCCCATGCGCTGCATCTTCGTCACCTCGCTCTTCAGATATTTGAGCTGGTGGGTGACGCGGAGCGCGTTCTGCAGGTCGGTGCAGTCATTGCTGACGATGAGGTCGGGGATATAGACCGCCTCGCTCACCGGCCGGCGCCGGACGGGGCAGGTATAGATCTTTTTGAAGATGCAGCCGCCGTACGCCAAATAGAACAGCGCCCGGTCGGTGTCGGGGTAGTACTCCGTCGCGACGGTCGTCAGGTAGTGGTTGAAATCCTTCTCGAAGGCGAAGGCGATCTCGTCCAGCTCGATGGTATCGCCGCCATCGTTGCGGATCTTCGCCGGCCCCGACGCCGGGAGCATTTCGGCGCCGGCCGCCGACTGAAAGCGCACCGTCGCCTCGAGCATTACCGGATGGCGAAAGTTGGAGATCGACTGCCCGTCGCCGCCCGGCGCGTGCTCGATCTTCACCGCCATCATGTCGATGTTGTCGTTGTAGGTCGCGAGCATCTGCGACCTCGAGCGCTCGTCGGCCTCGATGCCCTCGTAGAGATCGGCCGAGATCATGGCCAGCGCCTGCTCGCCCATGCGCTCGGCGAGGTTGGCGCCGAAGTTGACTTTTAAGTCAACATCGTCATCCGGCGCCCGGTCGACGGTGACTTCGCCCTCGGCATCGACATCGATGTCGACGCCGCTTGCAGCAGCAGCATCCTGAACGTCCCTGCTGTCGGCCGGGCCAATGGTGATCTCGACGTTCTGATCGCCCGAGAAGCCAAGACCGTCCCAGTGTGGTTGTGGTGGAAAGCTGCGAGCTGCGGCGCCGTTCACCCGCCCGACGACAGCCATCTATTGCATGAGGACGTGCGGTGTCCCGAGCGGGACCACGCCGATCAAGCTGAGCAGGATCAAGAGCAACACGAGGATCACCAGGATGTAGGCGATGTTCTTGAAGGGCTGCTGGATCGGCAGAGCGTTGATGGCGTAGAGAATCACCCCGAAGATGATGAGAATGATGATCAGGTAGATGAGCAAACCGATCATGTTTTGTCGAACACCTCCGTCCATTGTGGACCGACCATACGGTACTGGCCTTCGAGAGCACGCAGGCCGGGCAGTAGCAGCTCGCGGATCGCCGCGAGGTCGATGCCGCTGCCGTGCGGATGGCCGCCGAGCGGGTAGGGCAGAAACTCCATCGCCTCGATGTCGATCAACTTGACCTTCATCAGGCTCGACGCCTTGACGATGGCCGGCGCGGTGACCGCCGCACTCAACATGGCGGTCAGGAACTTGCGGCGGTCGAGGATCATGGCCGGTGCGGGCCGGGTTTGATACCGGCAAGGGGAATTAGCCCGCGTTGACCGTGGCCGCTCACGCACACAGTCCGCTGCGTGTCCATCCACGCCGCCGCACCGATCACTGCGGCCCCTTCCAGGTGCGCAGCTCGCTTGCCTGTTCCGGCGTCAGACCGGTGATATAGCCGACCACCCACCAGCTCGTCGGATCATCGAAGTTGGCCATCAACAACCAATCTTCATAGAAGTGTGGGCCGCCCTCGACCTTGCCGTCGATGCTCCGGTTGTGTTCGCTGTAGGGCCGATGCGCCAGCGACCAGCCGGTAAATTTCAGTCGCGGTTCGGTCCACTGTTTCACCCGCGACAGCTCCAACATCTCGGCGACCGTTTCGACATCGGCCTCGAACCACGGCTCGTCGCCGATGTCGACATAGTTCGGCACGTGCTGGCGGAAGTGGATCATTCGAGCCAGTACTCTTCCTCAAAGACGATCTGGCGCCACGCATCGACCAGCGCCACGAGAATACGTGTGTAGATCTCCAGCATGGCGAGGAGGGCGAAGGCCGTCAGAAAGCTCAACGGCACCAGCTCCCACACCGGCATCATGGCGGCGGCTTTGGCCAGCCGAGCTGCTTCTTGAGCCACGCCCAGGTGCGGCGCCACCAGCTCATGTCGGTTCGGTAGAACGGCGCGGCCATGGCTCGAACATGAAGTCATGCGCCCAGTCCTGGACGTAATCGCAGCACCGGCAGGTCCAGCCCTTGAAGCCGGCGATCAGGACGCGCGAGCCCTTATGCTCGTTGGGACAGGTGAAGGGATGCACGCTATCGAAGTGCTGCCAACGATTGAGAGCGACCATCTGCTCCGGCGTCCACGGCGCCTTAACTTTCATTCTCTTGGCCAGGGCGAGCTGGGCCCGCTGCGCCCATTGAAGCTGTCCCAAGCGCCCTGGACCTTGGCCCGGATCGCCTTCGACACCTCGCTCTCGCGCGGCCCAGGCATGTCGATGTCGCGCAGGAAGAAGCGGGCATCGATCCAGCCGTAGGCGTAGCGCTCGGTGCAGTGAAACAGCAAGTCCTCTACCATCCGCTTATCCACCAGATCACCATAATCGCCAGCACAGCGCCGGCCATGATGACCAAGACCGGGGCGATGTCGCTGTCGTTCACGGCTCACCTTATGGCCCGGACAGCGGCGGCTCGAAACGGCGGATCTCGGCCGACCGGATCGCCTTGTGCTCCATTCGAACCAGCTCGCGCTGGAGCACCAGGATCTTCTGGCAGTACTCCTCGCCGCGCGGCAGCAGGCGGATCGCCATGCGCGGCCAGGGATCCAGATCGCAAAACTCCGGCATATCGGCGCCCCAGAAGACCGCGTGACGCACATTGGCGAACTGCACCAGGAGGAAGCGCGAGAGATCGCGCGCCACCAGCACCCTGGCATCGTCGGTCGGTACGAGCAGATGCTTGTTGAGCGGCAGCGCGAACAGCTCGCGCAGCAGGCTCTCTTCTGCCGGGCCCAGGTGGATCGTGTCGAGCGGCTGCGGGTCGGGGCGCGTCGCCCGGCGCCATGCCGTGGCGATCCGGGCATGAGCGCTCGAGAGCTTGGGCAGCGCCTGGAGATATTGCGGATCGTCGGGCAGGCTGTGTACAGCCTGCTCGATCCGCTTGATCACCCCGGTGGCGAAGAGCAGCGCCTCGAGATCTTCACTGCTGACCGTTACCTCTGCCATCGTCGCCGAGCCTCTTGCGTTTGTGATTGATGGGCGCCCATTCGCCGCACCACAGCTCGGCTTTGACCGGCGGCCAAATGCCGGCCGAGGAGAGCTTGAACTCCTCCTGGCCGTTGGCCGCGATCACATTGCTGCGTGCCGGTAGCGGAACTGCGGTAGGCCCCCACCGTCGGCAAATGCCGCCCCAGTGAGGGGCGAAATAGTCACACGTTCCGCAGCACTCCACAACGGTCAGATCGTCCGAGAGGATGGCGGTGAGCGGATCGAGATCGAGCGTCATATCGGCAGCTCGTTGGCCACATCCCCCACGGCCTCATCCTGCTTCTCGTATTCCTGCACATCCCGACGGATCAGGCCCTCGACGAAGTCGAGGGCCCTGGGGTGCATCTCGTCCGGTAGCGTGGAGATCATCATGGCAAGGTGCCCGGCCATGGTTTCGATCTGGAGCCGGGTTTCTTGCAGGCCCGCAAAGTGTTCGTCGATGAGCCGGCCGAGCGCGCAGGAGAAGCAGCCGCAGTCCGCCTCAGGCCGCTGCTTCGGCATCCTTGGCCTCGTAGTGCCAAGCACTGGGCCCGCAGCGGTGACTGTCGGCGCTGTTGCGCTCGACCTCGCAGGCGACCGCGTGACGTTCGCCGGTCACGAGGTCGACGAGGTTCGGACGCTCGCACACCAGGAACGGCCGGCCCTGGCCGATGATGGCCTCGTGGCCGTGCTTGCAATTGACGCAGAAACGGTCTTCGCGACGTCCAACCATCGGCGCCTCCTAGACCAGATAGGGTAGCGGTCGATCCCCGGCGGACTGGAACATCAGCTGCCGCCGCTCTTCCATCTCGACCTCGGCCGAGAACTGGGCCAGTCCGATTTCGCGCAGGTAGTGTAGCGCCTGGGTCGTCGAATCAACGAGGTCATCGTGCATGCCCTTGGGAAAGACCTCGCACTGGCCGATGACCTTGTCGGCCCAGCTCCGGTCGGGGGCGAAGACGAGGCCGGCGGTGAAGATGGGCACGATGGCATTGGCTCTGGCGACCTTGTCGCCCGGCACCGGCCTGGGGATCACGGCGAACTCCTGCTCACGGGTCAGGCGGATAATCTCCTGCACCAGCGAGAGCCCGTTCGCCTTCGCCTCGACCAGGAGGCTGTCGACCTTCTGCTTGCGGCACAGCTCGATGACCTTGTCGACCAAGGCGGCGAAGTTGAGCCGGCCGCTCCAGGAATAGGCCAGCATCAGCCTGGGCAGCGTCACCAGGGGCATCTCATCGGCCCGGAGCAGCGAGCCATCCGGCAGCGCGAGCTGCGTCGAGTGCGACGGCATCGCCCTCCAGGTGCCCCAGATGGTGAGCGCAGATTCGTCGTTCTCGGCCTTCTCGCCCATCGCCGGATCGAGGCTCGCGAGCACGTAGTCGAAGGGCGGGAAGCGGGTCCGCAGCTCCTCGTCGGCGCCACGCGGCGGCCACAGATTCCACCACTCGCGCTTCAGGATCCCGCCGCCACGCGGGGCGGGAGACTGCTCGAACTGGCTCGCCACGGCGTAAGGGCCCATGACGAACTGGTCGCGCTCGACGACCTCGGGCGGGAAGCGCTCGGGCCAGTAGAGGTCGCCCTCGACCTCGCGCGGATCGCTCCAGCCGATCTTGGTCACGCAATGCCGGCCGGGGTCATAGTGCATCGGGATCATCAGATGCACGTACTCGCCGCCCAGCTCGCGGATGATGTAGCCGGCGATGTCGTCCTCATGGACCCGCTGCATGATGACCACGATGGCCGAGGTCTTCGGGTCGTTGACGCGGCTCGGCATCACTTCCCGGAACCAGTGCAGCTTGTCGGCCCGGTCGGCGTCGCTCTCGGCCGTCTTCACGTTATGCGGATCATCGATCACCACGCGGTCGCCGCGTTCGCCCGTGCCCAGGCCGCCGGAGCTGGTGGCCAGCTTCCAGCCGGTGCGGTCGTTGGTGATCTTGTGTTCGCCCGTACGATCAATTGTGAAGCGGTCGCCCCACAGCTCGGCGTAGGCCGGCTGCGAGATGAGCTGGTGGAAGCGGATGTTGTCGCGGACTGTCAGGCCTTCGTTGTAGCTCGCCGTCACGTAGCGCAGATGCGGCTGGGCCAGCGGGCCCCACTCCCAGGCCGGCCAGAAGACCTCGGTCAGGAGCGACTTCATCGCCCCCGGCGGGCAGTTGATCAGGAGCCGGGTGATCTCGCCTCGGGTAACCGCCTCGAGGTGCTTGCAGAAGGCCTCGAGATGCCAGCCCCAGACGAAGGGCCGCGTCTCGGGCTCGAGGAAGTGCCAGCCCCAGCGGACGAAATCAAGCAGGCTCCGTTCGCTCTTCTCCCGCGCCACCATCTTCGACAACGTCGACGACGGGATTTTCAAGATAGGACTCTCTAACCACCGCGAGAACATCCGCGAGCTTGGCGAGGTCTTCATCATCCAATGCCGTCAGGTCGATGGTTCTGGGGATCACCAGCGGGCCACCGTCGTGGCCGGCGTGGTGGACGTGATAGGTCTGGCTGAACTTCGCCGGATAGATTCGCTCGAGTGCCCATTTGATGTTGTCGGAGTGCACGCGGACCGCGTTCACCAGCCCGTGATCGACCATCTGGCGGGCGCCCTGCTTCTCGCTCTCGATGAGCTGCTGGGCCTCGATCAGCCGGTCACCGAGGGTCATCAGCTCGGCGAGCCAATATTCGCCGCGCGCGTGGATGGCCTCGTCCATGGCGGTGTTGAATTCGGGGTGGATCGCCAGCCAGCGGTGCATGGTGCGAACGCTCGGCATCTCCGGCTGCTCGCTGACATGGGCCAGCGTCATGCCGATGGAAACCATGGTGCAGATCTTGCCCGCCATCTCCGGCGAGTAGGCGCTCGTGCCCTCGCGGACGGCGATGGCGTGTTTGATCGCCCAGGCCGGGCGCGAAGTCACCAGCAGCGGCACACCGAAGCGGTCGACCTGGGGCTGGACGGGCTTGCTGGGCGCCTTCCTGGCACCCAGGTTCCCGCGCTTGATCGGTTTCCGGCGCGGCATCTGATCCTGTTGGGCAATAAAGAACCCGCCGCGCTGGGGAAAGGCGGCGGGTTCCAGGGGTTACACGAGCCGGGGTCGAGGGCTTTGAAGCTCGTGTGTCTTCAGGACGCACTTTTGAGGAGCCGGGGGAAAGCGAGGAACGCAGCCCCCGATTGCCAACAGGATTAATCGCAGACCTGGGGAACCGTCAAGATGTCGCTCATTCCAGGTGGATCTCCAGCGCCTGTCCGCCATGGACATGGAAGCAATCGAACGCTCCCGGCCCGAGAACGACCTCGGCCGGCTGTCCTGGTTCATGCAGGCCGGTCTTCGGATGGAAGGTCCGCACCACAATGCGGAAGTGGAAGCCCTCGTTGCGGATCGTCAGGTCGGTGCGCTCGGGATTGCCGCTCATGGCTCCAGCACCTCGGCGCTCGGCTTCCCAGGCTGAGCGAGCCCCACTGTCAGGGCCTCATGCAGCGCCTGGGCCTCCTCCAGGGTCAACCGAATCACTTCCTTGTAGCCGTCGCGCTCGCCGATCACCGGAATGAGCACCATGGTGCCGCCCTCGCGATCCAGGCGCTTGATGGTCGATCCCGCCGCCAGCCGGATCTGATGCCCGATCTCGATAACCTTCATTTTGTGCTCTCGGGCCGCCACGCGCATGTAGGTCATGCCGCCGCCTCGCGGTTGCGGTCGACCTGCCGATACCAGCTCCACAGCCACTCGAGGCCGATGCGCAGCACCACCATGGCGCTGTCGACCGGGGGCGAGCGCCGGATCGTCGCCCAGGCGGTGGCTGACTGGTCGCAGCAGGCGACCGCGACCACGCAGGCGCGAGGCATTACCGGCAGCGGCCGGAGGGCCTGGGCGAGCCGGTCGACAGCGTCCAGCGCGGTGTCCGTCTCGGCATGCCTCCTGGAGCCGTTGCCGACGGTCTGGGAGAGCACCTGGGTGAGCCTGGGGGAAAGCCTAGCCGTGGTCCAATCGCTTCTGAGGCGCCTCCCGGCGCGCCAGTAGGCCCTATTGAGCTGTTCGTCCTCGGGGGCAAGTAAGTGCCGGTTGCGATATTCGTCGAGGGGGGTTTCGGCCCGGTTGCGCAGGTGGGGCTTGGCGCGGGCGGGATCGAAGCGGGTGTTGCGGGTGCCTTCCAGCTCGAGATCCAGGTGCCGGAGCAGCTCGACGGTGCCCCGGTCGAGACCGGCGTCTGAAATGATGACATTTGGGTCTTTGCCGTCGGGGACAAGGTCGGTTGGGTCGTAGGGGTTGGCGCCACGCCGGGTGCGGTCGCGAGCCTCTCCTTCGCGGGCGAGCCGCTGGACCTTCTCGAGCTTGCTTTCCCCGATGCCAGCCATTGGCCCGGCAGCATTGCTGCCCTGCCCGGCGGCGTCAAGCGCCCCGGCCCCAGTTGCACCAATCTCTTTGGCGAGGGAAAGGCACAACTCCTGTCATTCAGGTTGGGGCCGGGGCGTCCTGGTCCGCTGTTCACCGGCCGGGGTTCAGCGGAACCAAGTCCAGTAGAATACCGCCATCAGGAGCGATGGAACCAGCGCTCGTCGATGATCTGCAGCAGCACCCGGACACCGATGGAGAGCGCCATGCCGCAGAGGACGCCGAGAGCGAACATCATGAGGCACCCCACTGCAGCAGCAGCGTCACAACCAAAGTCAGGCATCCGGTGAGGAGATAGCGCCAGTGGCGGCGCGGCGACCACCACACCTCATCGAGGGCGATCAAAGTCATGGTATAGGTCCCGATGCCCTGGAAGGCGAGCTTGCAGGTGTCGGCGAAGAATTGCAGCGGCGTCATCGCTTCGCCGCTTTCGGCGGCAGATAGGTGATGTCGATCTGGTGGCCCACCGCCATCATGCCCAGCGCATCGAGAACCCATGCGTTGGCCTGCTCGCGGGTAGCAAGGCGGCGGCGCCAGCGCTGCTCGATGGCAATGAGCCCGGCCTCGTCATAGAGCGTCGCCTCGGCGCGCCATTCGGCAAGCCCGCCCGGCATAGCAACCAGCTCGACCCGACGAGTCGCGTAGTGCTTGGGGCGGATCATGAGGGGATCCGGTAGCGCATCTTGCCGAGCGCGAGGCGGGCCAGGAAGAGTCGCTCGTCGAGGCCGTGCAGCCGGCAGCAGTGCGCGACATAGAGCTGGTAGAGAGCGCGGACCTGTCGACGGCGCCTCATGCGTGGCGGTGGAGCTCGGCGGCGAGCCTTTCAACCTCAGCGCTGACCCAGGCGATGTCGCGATAGGTATCGAGCGCGTGCAGCTCGGGAAACTTATCCTGGACACGGCGCACCACGGGATCCATTCCCGGCATGTAGTCGAAGGCATGGGCACAATCGAAGCCGAGCCACCAGACGTCGTCGCTCTCGC